ACTCATTTGCAAGGAAGTGGCTCTTCTGCCTATGGACCAGTTCAAATGACTGGAGGCGAGGGTTCTATGATGATGAATGTTTATAATGACCCTGACTTAGCTAAAAGAATGGGAATAAATGAAGATGAGATAGGTTATATGCAAAGATATTTAGAACAAGCTGATAAGTTTCTTGACCCTGTGTCAGATGAAGCTGGAAGTACTTATGGATATGGAGGCTCTGGAGACTTGACTAGCCCAGAAGATATGAGTAATTACGAAAATATAGCTAAAAAAATTATGAAATATGAGTTAAACGCTAATGAAAGGGCTGGTGGAGATATTAATAAGTTTGTAAAAAATTGGAGAGGCAACGATGCTGATACCGATTACTTTAATAAGTTTAATTCACAGATGAATCCATAATGGATTGGGGAATAGGATTATTCTGGACGTTTGCATTGATAGGGCTTGTAGTTGCTCTTTTGATAAATATAGATAAATAATGTACGAAATAACGATAAATCATAAGAATGTAGGTAAAAAGACCTACACAATATATACTAAGGAAGAGGCAGATAAAGAAAACGTTCCATACTCTCATTGGAAGGATGCTTCAGAAGGCGAGTGGGCCTTATCTGATGATGGTTTTGTATCGAAAGTTATTAAAAAGAAAAATTACACTTCAACGAATGAAGTGGATAATATCTATCTTAGGTTTGCGTGGGGTTATCACTTTTTTAATCCTAAGTATCAGGGGAAAGAGCTCAATGTTAAGGGACGCAAATCTAATACAACATTATCTGGAAAGCGACCGATTGAAGTCAAAGCAAAACAAGAAAAAATGAAGAATTTAGCAATGGTCTACGCACAAACTATGCACACTGGTGACACAATTAAGAAGGTTTGTGGTGAGGTTGACTCAGGCCAAGAAAGAAGAATAAAACGCTATATGCGTACGGAGGTCTTTAAAGACATGGTAAGAGAAGAATTGCAAAAGCTTTTAAGTGAGCACGGTCTCACAGAGCATTATACACTCGACTTGCTAGAACAATCTATAGTTATGGCAAAGGATAAAAAAGATATTACTAATCTTATAAGAGTGGTGGAGAATTTACAAGATATGCACGGAATGAAAGATAAACATCTTGTTAAAACTACAGATAAGATTGAAGCCACTTCCACTACTAAGCTTATAGATGAGCTTAGAGAGGAAGAAAAGAAGTTAATGGCTCAAAGAACTACAGTTAGTACAGAAGATTAATGGATTACGAAGCTAGGTATGAAGAGCTACAGGCTCTTCAGAAGTTACGGAGTAATATGGCCCTGTTCGGAAGGCACTGCTTCCCTACCGCCCTCCAAAAACAAACACCACCGTTCCATCATGAGGTGTACTCTTCCCTAGCTGACGACGATACCAAGAGAGTGATGATAGCTGCTCCAAGAGGAACGGCTAAGAGCACTGTTACTACTCTCATCTACCCTCTTTGGAGGGCTGCTTTTAAAAAAAGCAACGAAGATTTGTTTATAGTTATAATATCTGAGTCACAAGCTCAGTCAATCAATTTCTTATCAAGGATTAAGTATCATCTACAGCATAGTAATAAATTTTCAGAGACTTTTGGAGATATGGGCCCAAATACAGCATCACGTTGGACACATACCGATGTTATCCTTGCTAATGGTACTAGGATAATAGCTGTTGGTACTGGTCAAAGAGTTAGAGGGTTTATCGAGGGTGATACAAGGCCTAATCTTATTATAGTAGATGATTTTGAGTCAGAGTTAAATGCTTTTACTCAAGAAGCAAGAGCTAAAAATAGAAAGTGGATGACAGAAGCTGTTATACCTTCTCTGTCAGATGATGGCAAGATATGTATGATTGGGACTGTTATTTCAGAAGATTGCTTCTTATATTGGGCTAAAGGGTCTTCTTCTTGGAAAGTTTTATGGTATTCAATATGGGACGACAACCAAAAGAGTATATGGCCCGAAAGGTTTCCTAAGAGCAGGATTTTACAAATAAAGTCTGAATTTGAGTCTGTAGGTAATATTAATGGATTTTACCAAGAATACATGAATATAGCGCAGTCTCCTGATTCCGCTCCATTTAAACCAGATTGGATTCAGATGCATCACTATGATTACGAAAGAATAAACGGACAGAATTGTCTAACAAGGGAGGTAGGAGATGAAAAGAAAATTATACCAGTGGATATATACTGCGGGGTCGACCCTGCTAGTTCTTTGTCTGCTACCGCTGATTATTTTGTTATTTGTACAATTGGTGTTGATAGCGATAACAATAAGTATTTTATCGACATTTATAGAAACAGAATCTCACCTGCGGAACAACCGCAGTTATTAATAGATACTTATAAGAAGTTTAAACCTAGAAGAATGAAGATAGAGACTACTGGATACCAGGAAGCTTTAAGAGCTTCTGTTAGAGATATAATGCAAAAAGAGGCTATTTACATACCAGGGCTAGAAAGAGGTGTAAAGCCTAGAACTAGAAAAAGTGAACGATTATTATCTTTAGTACCTTTCTTTGCAAGAAAGCAAGTATTCTTTAGACCAGAAGATATTGAAGCTCAAAAAGAGTTCTTATCTTACCCTAAAGGAAAACATGATGATGTTATGGATGCGACCTGGACTGCACTTGAAGGACATCGTCGTTGTAGGTTAAAAGAGTATGACCCTGACAACACAAAAATAAATAAAGTAAAAAAAGTATTTGATTGGTTAACTATGTAATGTATATTACTCTGATGAAAAGGATAATTTAATGACAGAATATGGAAGTAAAAAGCAGTCTCCGAAGAAGATGGTAGAGGAGACTATAACTCTTTATAAGGACTATTCTAAGAAGAGAGACACTTGGGCTGAAAAAGCAAAGCAAGATAAAGAGTTTAGGTTAGGCAGACAATGGACTAAAGAGCAAGAAGAAACCTTGACTGCAAGAGGCCAAGCTCCTATTGTAGTAAATAGGATTCATCCAGCAGTAGAAACAGCAAAAGCAATGCTTACTGCTAATAGACCTTCTTTTAGAGTTGCTCCAAGAGAAGAATCTGACATTAAAGTAGCTAATGTAATTAGTAACTTATTAGCATATATGTACGACATCTCAGATGGACGAACTGTAGTTCGTAATGTTGTAGATGACTACTATACTATGGGAATGGGCTTTATGCACGTATATCAAGACCCGATGATGGATATGGGAAAAGGTGAAGTGTGTATACACGATTTAGACCCATTAGATGTATATGTTGACCCTGCTTCTCAAAGTAGGTTTTTTGACGATGCTGATAATGTAATTGTTTCAAGGTTATTTACCAAAGAACAGGCTAAGAAGTTATGGCCTATGTATAATAAAAAAATTGATAAAGCTTCTGGAGAGAACGATTATAATGCTCCAGAAACAGGTAGCTTTTATGATGGTAATGTTCAATTTAGAGAAGATGTTGGACAAATAGACCCTCAAGAGTATATCAGAGGTTATGAGAGATATCATAAGTTTTTTGATAGTGAATATAGAGTTTTTGAAAAATTCTCTGGAAAAGAAGACCTTCTAAACGAAGAAAAATACCAGCGATATATTAATTTGCCAGCTTGGATTATTGAAGGTCAAGTTATTACAGATGAACAAACTGCACAAAAACTTGTTACTCAAATTGAAATGCAAAAAATGCAACAAGCAGTACAACAGGAAATGCAAATGAAGCAAGACGGTCTTGATTCTGCTATAGCACCATTACCTCAAGAACCTGAGCCTGTTAAAATAGAGCAAGTTACTTTTATGGATTTAATTAAGAAAGGTCAAATTGACCTTGTAAAAGTACAGGTTCCTAGAATTAAACAATGTGTTATAATTGGCGAAACTCTATTATATGAAAGAATTTTACCAATAGAGAACTACCCAGTAGTTCCATTTATAAATGTTCACACAAGAACACCTTATCCAGTAAGTGATGTTAGATTGGTTAAGGGATTACAAGAATATATTAATAAGACTCGTTCTTTGATAATAGCTCACGCAACAACTAGTACTAATGTAAAGATATTAGTACCTGAAGGTAGTGTAGATATGGCTGAATTTGAAGAGAAATGGGCTCAACCTGGAGTCGCTATACAATACGACCCTACAGATGGAGCTCCAATGCCCGTTCAGCCTCTTCCACTACCGAATGAGTTGTACAGTAATGAGATGACTGCAAAGAACGATATAGACCATCAATTAGGATTATACGAAATGATGATGGGAAATTCCCAAAATGCACCACAAACTTATAAAGGTACTATAAGTTTAGATGAATTTGGGCAAAGAAAAATTAGGTCTAAAATGGCTGATATTGAAGCTGGCTTAACGCGTGTAGCGGCACTAGCTATACCTTTAATGCAGCAATTATATACGACCCAAAAAATCTTCAGAGTTGTTCAACCTAACAATCAAATAGGTGAATATATGATGAACAAGAGAATGGTTGATGATAAATCTGGAGAAATAAAAATTTTCAACAACATAGGTGTTGGAAAGTACGACGTAGTAGTAGTTGCTGGCTCAACTCTACCAACTAACAGATATGCAGAACTTGAGTTCTATAAAGAAGCATATCAAATTGGATTGATAGACAGGCAGGAAGTACTAAAGAAAACAGACGTTTTCGATGCTGAAGGTGTAATGCAACGTATTGATATAATTGACCAATTAAAAGGACAATTACAGCAAGCGACAGAAACTATTAAAAGTTTAAAGGGAGACCTTCAAACTAGAGATAGAGAGTCGGTTAATTTACGCAAGAAGATGGAAGTTAATAAAACTGAAGTCGCTCTTGACAAATTAACTAACAAGGCAGGTGCAGCTGGAACAGTATTCGAAAAACGATTAGATGATACACTGTCCACAGTCAAAGGCCAATTGGCTGACAGACTAACAGAAAAAGGTTCACCTTCTAGTGGAAAGAAGCAACCAAAAGGAAAAGGTAAAAAGTAATGGTAGACAATAATGAAAGAGCAGATACTTCTCAAGAAACAGCAAATCCTTTATATACAGAGGAAGCTTTTACAGGCGAGAACTCTGAGACATCGTTAAGTCCCGCTGACGCTTTTGGGGATTTGGTAAAAAACGTGGAGAACTCTGATACGCAAGAGACGGCTTCGCAAGAGCAGCCACAGGGACAACCTGTGCAACCTGCTAATAATGATGATACTCGATATCAATACTGGCAATCTCAAGCTGATACGCAAAAAAACGAGAATGCACAGTTAAGAGATGAGTTAAATCAAATGAAAGGACAGATGAATGCCTTGAGTGGACAACAACAAGTTCAAGCTCAACAGCAAGCACCTAGTCAGGAAGTGGATATGGAATTTCCACCTCCGCCAGACAAGCCCGCAAAACCCGTAGGTTTTAGTAGAGAGGAAGCGTATTCTGACCCTACAAGTGCTAGTGCACAATATATGGATACAGTAGAGTCATGGCGTGATGACATGGATGAGTATAATGTGGCAAAGACAAATTATAATACTATGATGGTTCAAGAACGCGTAGAAGCTATAGAGCAAACTAGAGTTCAAGAGCAAAAACGTAGAGAAGCGCAGATTCAACAGCAACGACAAGTTAGTCAGCTAAAGAGTCATGTTTCTAAGAATTATAATATGTCGCCAGAGGAAACTCAAGATTTCGTGTCTAAAATGTCAGACCCTAAATCCATATCAATGGATAATTTGGTACAGTTATATAGGATGCAACAAGGTTCTGGAAACACTACTCCCAATCAGAACACTGGAATTCCTAGCCCTACTTTTCAACAAACTCAGAGAGCACAGCAAGTGCCTCAGCCAATGGGTGTTCAATCATCTAGTGGTCATGTTGAAAATAATGCAGAAGACCAAATTATGGACAACTTAATAGGAAACTATAATAAAAACAACCCTTGGGGGTAGAATAGGATATAAACAATGGCAAATGCTAGTGTATTTAGCTCAAGTCATGGTAATGATGTTCAGGGTATATCGATTAACGATTCGAGACGTAAGTTTAACTTCGGAGAACGAGTCGCGGAGCTTGCTCCACAACAATCGCCCTTTTTCGTCTACCTAAACAAAGTAGCTAAAAAAGCCACAGATGACCCTGTTTTTAAGTTCTTAGAACAGAGACATCAATGGCAAAGACGTAACTTCGAAGTGAATGCTCCAACAACTACATCTGCGGAAAAAGCAGCTGGTGCAGTTTTTCATGTTGATGATGATATTGATTTAAAATGTGGTTATGACCAATATGGAAATGTATCATCAAGTTCGCATTTAAACTTTTTGCTTCCAGGGCAAGTAATTGCTCTTAAAGCAGATGATGGAGAAGTGTATAAGTTTCAAATAAGTTCTGCTGCTACTGTAGTAGAAGGAACAGCAACTCACTCTGGTACTGGTAATACAGCTGATGGTGCAATTACTGACATTCAAAACTGTATTTATCATGAAACTGATGCAGGTATTTCAACTATACAATCTCAATCTTTATCTGTTGTAGGAACTACAGTACCTAGTGGTACAGTATTTTCTGCTGGAAATAAAGGTCAAGTAATTGGCTCGGCTTTTGCTGAAGGAACTGGTGCTCCTAGTGGTTGGGAAGATGCTATGTATGACAGAGAAGGATACTGTCAAATCTTCAAAACTGGAATGAACATCTTTTCTGGCTCAGCAATGGCAACTTCTTATAGAGGTATAGCTAATGAATGGCAAAGAGTTTGGCAAGAAAAGTTGATGGAACATAAGATGGATATTGAACATGCTATGCTATTTGGCATAGGTTCTGCTAGTCAGGAACAATCTCCAACTGGTGCTCCTTTAAGATATTCTCACGGTATCTTACCATATACAGAAACAAATGGTAAAGTATACAGCATGTCTTATGCTTCTTCTGGATATGATGCTTTCTTAGATGCAATGGAAGATTTCTTTGCACCTGAGAGCGGAAACTCTGGAAACAAGCTTGTTCTTGCTTCTAGAAAAGTAATTACTTATTTGAATAAACTAGGTAATGGCTCTTTTATGAACAACTCAGTTGGTTCTTCTCAATACAGGCTAGATGTATCATCTATTCCTGGTTCTTTTGGACACACAGTAACTAAAGTAAATACTATATTTGGTAATTTACACTTTGTTGCTGACCCTCTATTAAGAGGTCCTTGGGAAGATTACTGTGTTGCAGTTGATATGTCTAATGTGGCATATCGTCCACTTATGGGTAATGGTGTTAGTCGAGACACTTTCATTGAAACTAATATACAATCTCCAGATATTGATGGTAGGCAAGACCAAATCATCACTGAAGCTGGACTTGAAATTAGTCTTCCTGAAACTCATGCAATTCTTAAGTTTTCTTAAGTAGGAGGTAGATTATGGCTTGGACAGAAACAACTGAAGGTGGTTATACAGTTCTTACATCTGAGGCTCTAACTCTAGGAGATAACGCTAATACAGCTAATCAATATATAGCTGTTACACCTGTTATCCCAACAGGGAGTTATCCTAACTGGGAGAATAGAAAAATGCCTTGCAAGGTGCAAGTAACAGTCGCTGGTGGCGGTGCTGGAATCATTGATGTTAAATTACAGACATCACAATCAAGCTCCGTAACAGGTGATGTTCTAGCTGGCGGTTCGGCTGTCACTCCTTTATGGGCTGACGCTTCGACTACAGATATGCCTGCAACTTGCTTAGTAAATGCAGAAACCAGTAATAGTGGACAAGTTGATGCTACGGATGTGTATGCTCCGTATGCTAGACTTGCATTATGGCTAACTGCTGATACCGATATTGTAAATAGTACTGGTAGAGCTGTTGTCTCAATTTCATTCCCTAAAAAGGATGGACTTGTAGGCACTGAGTTAGGTGGTGGTGCTGGTGTTGATGGTATAGGACCTGACCCATCGTAGTAAGTGGTAATATAATCGTAAGGGGTCTTCGGGCCCCTTACATTAAATTTAGGAGAAAGAAATGGCAATAACGCCAAATTTTAAAAGACTTGAAATGTATAGACCAGGAAAGATACATTTCCTAACAGTTAATTCTCATTATATTTGCACTCAAGCATGGATTGACAATGACCCAGAAGATGGTGCTCAAGAATTAGCAGCTGGCACTAATCCTGGTGATGATGTTGCAATGATATTGAAAAATCCAATTTCTTATATAAAAGCAATGGCTGATGAGTCTGCACATGCAGCTTCTGCAGATGCGTTTTTTGATGCAAGACCTACTATAATTGTAGGAACTATGGATGAAAATATTGTTGGAACAGGTTGGATAAAACTGCCTGGTGGCACTGGTACAACTATAAAAGATTGTTGGTACAAAAAAATATATATGGATGAAGCAGACCATTTTGATGGACATTTTGATTACGTAGAACTAGAAGACGACGCTAGTGATTGTAGAGTCGTATGTTACGAATATAACTATTAAACAAAGGAGGCTGTAATGGCTAATGAAGTAAACGAAAAAATACCAGTATTTGGTCCTGGAAAAAGGAACACTGGTGGAGGACCGATGGGAACAAGAGGTGGTAAATCTGAGTGGGGAAAGGGTAGTAAGAGAGGAGGAGTTCAAAAAGCACCAGGTAAGGGAGCTAAACCAATTCCAAAAGACCCACCTAAAAAGAAAAAGCCTTAAGGAGGTAGACAATGAGTGATTTAACAATAACTACTGCAGGTGTAGCACAGACTGCTGAAGCGGGTTCTGATGGCTTAAAGGGTGCAGTAATAAGAGTTACGCCAGCTATACATGCAGCAGCAAGTACCGACAATGATGTTATGTGCCTTACCACAGAAATACCTAAAGCTGTAAATCAAAGAGGTGGAGTATCTAAGCTTGTAGGGCTGAGTTATACATGTAAACAGGTGTTAGATTTAAATATAGATTTAATAATAATGCAAGTTAATAAAAACTATACTGATGCTGCAGGAAATGCTATAAATATATCTGATGATGACTTGGTTGCTTCTAAAGTGCTTGGCATATTTGAATGGGGAGGCTCACCTGTAGAACTAAACGGTAATGAAGTTCATACGTTTACTAAAGATGCATCAGGCAATGACCCAGGCGAATTGCCTGTGTTGTTACAAGCCAAACCAGACAGTACTAGCGTATATTTTACAATTATAGATAGAGATGGTGGAGATACGTTTACTGCAACTGATTTGACGTTTGCATTTCATATAGAGTATTTGGATTAAATATGCCTAAGAAAAAAGTAAAAAAAGTTGTATATTCATCTTCAATAGGGAATCCTTTTCACGGAGTTCCTATCGATAGTAGAAGAAAGTTGAATAAGAAAAAAAAGGGTAAATAGTGGCAACTAAGATTATCGATAAGGTTAAAGACATTATAGGAGACAACGTAGTTACTGAGGTTGTTGCATTTGATGACTATATAAATGCCGCTATTGCGGAAATAGCTGATATAGTTCCAGTTGATATATTTCTAAAGTATGGAGGAGGAAGGCGATTGAATTTATCATTTGCTTCCCCTAATTCAGATGTTAGAAGTAAGAAAATACTAGCTGTAACTAGAAAAGAACATGGTAGCTCTCAACAAAGAGATTGCATGCAGGTAAATCAAATAGACTTTGAGACTAAGTATAGTAATAGCGGAAGTATTTATAATGCAACTAGCTATAGTCCTGTATGGTCTACTGTAGGAGAGTTTATAGAAATATCTCCATTCTTAGATACAGGTGATACTGCAAAAGTGTATGTTTTTGACTATCCAGAAACAGACTGGTCAACTTCAGAACTTACTGAAATCAGTCAATGGCCAAGAGAACTAGAACAGGCTGTTATTTTTAGAGCAGGTATGAATATCATTCAAAGCTACTTAAGTAACGCAGTTCAAGCAGATGAAGATTCTGAAATGCAATCAATGTTAGTAAATCAATCTCAATCACTATCTACTGCTTATCAGCAAGAAGTCACAAGATATATAAAAGGGGGCGGTAATTAATGGCTTGGACTACTGAAAAGATGATTGAAGCTATAAAAGTTCATCATCCTCATATGGGTGAAACTGAAATAATAGATAAACTTAATAGGGCGAAAGATGATTTTTGTGCTAAAACAGAGTTAGTTAAAGATAGCTATACAACTAGTACAGTAGCTAATCAAAGATACTATACTATTGATACTAAAATAATAAAGATATTGAATGTTTGGCTAAATGATGTTATTATACCTAGATTAATTGGAAAGCCTTCAATAGATGATGATACATCGGAGACAGGATAATGGCTACTAAAAAAAGAGCATGGTATGTAGATAAATTAGGTAAGATTGGAATTGTAGAGAAGGGTACAAACAAGGTCACTAAAGATGGATATACTAGTGATTGGGGCTCTATAAGTGAGGCAAAGGATTTAAGAATCTATACTATATCAAGAGATGTTGATTTAAGTGTAGACAATACTACAGGTACATGGACCCAAATACCAGACCAATTTCATGAAATTATAGTTAGTAAGGTTATAGCTAATGGATATAAAGACCCTAGGAATCTTGAACTGCAAAATGCACAATATTTTGATATGGAGTATAGTATAGGTGTGAAGGAAGCTAAAAAGTTCGCATCCTCTAATTATGCTAGCACAGGGTTCATTAAACCACAGGAATTTTAAGGATAAATATGACAACTTGGACAAAAGAAACAATAAATCTGTCGATAGCAACGGACTCTCTTTCTGTAGATGATATAAGAATAGATGGTTCTTATATAGGCCATGCAAGTGACATAGATTTACTAACTTTAAGTAGTGGAGCCTTACTGGTGAAAGGGACTATAGAGGCGGAGGGGACTATAACAGGTAATATAACAGGAAATGTCACAGGCACTATTTTAACTGCTGCTCAAACAAATATAACATCAGTAGGAACTTTATCATCTTTAGCTACATCTGGAAATGTTACAGTAGGGGGTGACTTAACTGTTACGGGAAATGATATTAATTTTGGAGGTGGAGGAAAAATAACAGACAATAACGGGAGCTTTACTCTTCAAGATACCGATGGAGTTTCAGGGTTTTTGTTAGGACTAGATACTCAAAACGTAAATCAAGACTCTACTATAGCTTTTTTAGAAAATGGAGTTGTTAAATGGGTTATAGGTAATGATGGAAGTGATTCAGATAAATTAAAAATAGGCTCTGAAAATGCATCTTTAACTACAAATACTGAATTAACTTTAGACACAAGTGGAAATTTAACTACAGTAGGAAATGTAACCCTAGCCTCTGATAAAAAATTATACCTTGATGGAGGCACTTCTGAGGCTCTTGTATATGATAGTGGAACAGATACTGTTAGACTATACACAGGTAGTGCTGGCCACTACACAACTCTTACTACTCCTTATAATGAGAATAGTAATACTGTATACGGTAAAGAGGCTGGTATAGGAATGCATTCAGGTAATCATAATTGTACTTATATAGGGGATGGTGTTGCGGCTGCTGGAACAAAGACTTCTGCCGCTGGTAATAATACAGGAGTTGGATTTAATGTATTCAATGTCCTAACCACTGGATATCAGAATACTGCTGTAGGAACAGGTGCTTGCGTTGCCTTGACAGAAGGATATCACAATACTGCTATGGGAAGGGGTTCTTTAACTGCATTAACTACAGGTAATTACAATACTGCTTTAGGTTGGCAAGCAGGTTATGCAAATGTTTCTGACCATAAAAATGTATATGTAGGGCGTAATTCAGGAGCATCTTTTGCTTCTTCTGGAGGAGACACATCTACTTATAATACTACTCTTGGAGCATATGCGGGAGAGCATTGGACCACAGGTGTTAAAAACACTTTAGTTGGAGCAGAAGCTGGAAATGGTACTGGAAATCCTACAACAGGAAGCGACAACATAATGATAGGGTGGCACGCAGACCCGTCAGCTGATGGTACAGATAATGAAATAGTAATAGGGACCAACGCTACTGGAGTTGGGGCTAATAAAATTAAAATAGGAAATTCTTCTCACACAGACACTGTTTTGAGTACTCATTTAACGGTTGGA